TAAGTTTTTCACCAAGGAAACGGACGGGTTAAAGCAGGACTGGTCCGGCATATGTTGGATGAATCCCCCTTACGGTAGAGAAATCAAGGCGTGGATGAAAAAAGCCTACAACGAAAGCCTACGGGGTGCACGTGTTGTATGTCTTGTACCCGCCAGAACAGACACCGCGTGGTGGCATGACTATGCAGTCAAAGGACATATAACGTTTATCAGAGGTAGATTAAAATTTAAGGGCGCTCCTAGCAGTGCGCCTTTCCCGTCGGTTATTGTGGTGTTTAATTAATGGAAATAATTAGTGACAAAGTTTTGGTGTTACGTACTCGTCAGCCAGACAGGATAACAAATCTGATACCCAAGAGCAGAGTTGTAGGTCAAGAGGACGATATGTACCGCGTTGCCGTCAACTGGGGATACGAAGAAGCAAGGGAGCTGGCACAGATGAAGGTAAAAAATGTGCCGTCAACCATAAAGCGTGACTATAAATGGTCTGGAAAACTACCCCCCTTCGACCACCAAAAGGAAACCGCGTCGTTCTTAACTTTACATCAAAGAGCTTTTTGTTTCTCAGAACAAGGCACAGGTAAAACCGCTAGTGTTATATGGGCTACCGATTATCTTATGGATCTCGGTAAGATAAAGCGTGTGTTAGTGATATGCCCGTTGTCCATTATGAAACCCGCTTGGCAACAAGATTTATTTAAGTTTGCTATGCATAGAAGTTGTGGCGTAGCGCATGGTAACGCAGCCACACGAAGGAAAGTAATTCAGTCCGACGTTGAATTTGTGATTATAAATTTTGACGGGGTTGGGGTAGTCAAAAAAGACATTATTGAAGGTGGGTTTGACCTGATCGTAGTAGACGAAGCCAATGCATACAAGAACGTAAGCACTAACAGGTGGAAAACACTGCGGGATATTATGACTACTTCCAAATGGCTATGGATGCTGACAGGTACTCCCGCCGCACAATCTCCCGTTGATGCCTATGGATTAGCTAAACTGGTAAACCCTGAAAACACACCGCGTTACTTTGGTCAGTTCAGGGATTCGGTTATGTATAAAATATCGGCGTTCAAATGGATACCGAAGCCAAAGGCTCAAAGCGTCGTACATAACATGCTGCAACCGGCTATACGGTACGAACGATCTCAATGTCTGGATTTACCAGAAGTAGTTTATGTAGACAGAGAAGCCCCACTAACTCCACAACAGATAGCGGTTTATAAAAAACTTAAAAGTAGTATGTATGTAGAAGCAGCGGGAGAGGAAATATCTGCGATAAACGCTGCCGTACAGATTAACAAACTACTGCAAGTATCTGGTGGTGCAGTGTATACAGATACAGGCGAAATTATAGATTTGGATGTATCTAATCGTCTGAACGTAGTAAGAGAAGTTATAGATGAAGCATCGCATAAAGTGTTGGTCTTCGTGCCTTTTACGCACACTATAGACTTACTAAAAGACCATTTGGAAAAGCATAATATTACGTGTGATGTAATCAACGGTAAAGTACCTGTTAACAGGCGTAGCGACATAGTTAACCGTTTTCAGTCATTACCAGAACCTAAAGTTCTTATCATACAACCTCAAGCAGCATCACATGGTCTCACTCTCACCGCTGCAAACACAGTTATATGGTACGCACCAGTAACCAGTGTGGAAACTTATCTACAAGCTAACGCCCGTATTAATCGCCCCGGACAGAAAAACCCTATGGCGATTGTACACGTAAAGGGGAGCGACGTAGAAACAAGGCTTTATAATATGTTGCGCAGCAATATTTCTACACACACTAAAATTATTGATTTATATAAACAGGAGTTAAACAATATTCCTTGACACCATAAAACATAGTAGTAAAATAACATGCCCAAAAAGGAGAGATAGTATGGAACAAATACAATTAGATTTGCCGGAAGATAATAATCCGGTTAACGTAGAAGAACTCGTAGCTATATACGTTAAGATACGAGATGTAATAAGAAGTAAAGAAGAACAACACAAAGAAGAAATAGCAGTTATCCAAGAGCAGTTGGATACTATAAGTAGTAAACTTCTCGAAGTATGCAGCACCCAAAACACAGACAGTATGCGCACAGCAGCGGGTACGGTTTCAAGGCGCGTTCAGTCCCGATACTGGACAAACGATTGGGAGTCTATGCATAACTTCATAGTGGAACACAAAGTTCCATTCATACTGGAGAAGCGCATCCACAATAGTAATATGAAGGAATTTCTTTCTGCTAATCCTGACGTATTACCTATGGGGATGCAGATGGAAAATAAATATGTAATCCAAGTACGTAAAGCAACACAAAAATAATAGCCGAGGAGCTAACATGAGCAATATAACTATATTTAAAAATCAAAACGAAGTCGCAACATCTATAAAGAGAGAGTCTAGTGAGTTTGCAAAGTCACTGGCAACAACTAACACAACACGCAGAATACAATCCAACATTAACGGCACATTCAAACGTATCGTAAACGGTGAGCAGATTGGTGATGCTATTCGTGGGGAACTTAACGTAATCATCATCAACGCGTTGCCTGATGTGTCCCGCACGTTTTACGCGGAGAAGTACGACCCTAACAAAGAAGCTACTATACCTGATTGTTGGTCGAACAATGGCGCTATCCCAGAAGATACATCACCTAACAGACAGCATAGTAACTGTATGGAATGCCCTCAGAACATCAAGGGTTCAGGGGAACAGGGTGGTAAGGCTTGTCGATATCAACGTCGCGTTGCAGTATTGGTAGAAGGTGATGAATCCGGTGATATTTATCAGTTCAACATCCCTGCCAAATCACTGTTTGGTAAGGGACACGGTAATACACACCCATTCGAAAGTTATCGTAAGTTTTTAGCTGCTAATGGTGAGGATATAGACAACGTGGTAACTAACATCAGCTTTGACGCTAATGCCGATACTATGCAGTTACTATTTACCCCTGTACGTAATACGACTGATGACGAGTACATAATGGTACGTGCTGCACAGCAGAAGCCGGAGTCTAAATCCTACACGATGTTAACTGTGGCGCAGGTAGATAAGGTAACTAAGAACCCGGAAGCGATAACCAAAGAACCAGAAAAACAGGAAGAAAACCCACAGCAAGAAGATTCAAAATCAAAACCTACTAAACGTACTAAGAAGAACCCGGCTCCTACACCAGCAGCCGATAAGGTTGATCTTGATTCTATTATTGACGAGTGGGGCAAGGACGACTAATTATGAGCTACGGGTATACTTTACATTTATTAATTACTAATAAGAAAGCGGATGGTAGGTCTCTTGGTGTAGCGTTGGGTAGGGAGTGTATATGTAGAAATGTACCTGTAACGCTGACCGCCAGTAAGCTGAAAGTTAGTAGGCAGACTATATATAATTGGTTTAGTGGGGTTCATATACCCGACGACAAGTATACGGACGCTATTGTCCGCTTGATAGCCGAAATCAAAAGTAATAAATACGGCTCCAAGGTAATCAACTAAACCAAACTATTATAAATTATAGAGGGGAGGAAACTCCCCTTTTTTAACCCCAAAACAGGCGCAATATGAAAACAAGAGAGTTTCTGGAATTTGTGCATCCATCAGACGGGTGGATAGCTGTAATGGGTTTGTCCACAAAAAACAAAGTACAAAAACTTGTATCAAACATTGACGAAGCATTGGAGATAACGGATCGTTTTTTATCTGAGGGTAAGGATGTATATTTTGGAGTAGCGCGGTTCGCTACGGACGAAGGTAGAACCAAAGATAATGTGAAGTGCCTCAAAGCATTCTGGCTTGATATTGATTGTGGGGAAACCAAAGCAGGTATAAATCTCAAGACGGGTAAACCGGGTGGATACGCTACACAACAGGGCGCTTTAGCAGCGCTTAAAGATTTTTGCAAGGCTGTCAATCTGCAACGGCCTACTATCGTCAACTCCGGGCGCGGACTACACGTATACTGGGTTTTGGATAGAGAGGTAACCCGCGCAGAGTGGGAACCAGTCGCGTCTAGCTTTCGAGATTTATGTAATAAACAGGATCTATACGTAGACAACTCCGTATTTGAGCCAGCTCGCATACTCCGTATACCTGAGACGTTGAACTTCAAATCTGACCCACCGTCGCCAGTTAGCGTGGTATGTGTTGGTGACACTATAAGCTACGAATCTTTCGCTGAGTTGGTTGGAGTAGATGCGGCGAAAGTAAGTGTTGTAGATTCAGAAGTGGACGCACCTAACTCATTAAAACGTGAGCAAAGCGAGTTTGCCAAATCCATGATGGAGAACATAACCAATAGCTTCGATAAGATTATGCTTAGAAGTATTCAAGGCACCGGGTGTAATCAGATACTGGATTGCTACTCTAATCGGACTTCACTGTCAGAGCCAAGATGGTTTAATGCACTATCCATAGCTAAGTTTTGTAAGGACAAAGATGAAGCTATTCATAAGATATCAAAAGATTATGAAGGGTATAGTTTTGAAGACACCGAGAAAAAGATTAAACATATTCTCGGTCCGCACACTTGCGAGGAGTTCGAGAAGAATAACTCCGGTGGTTGTGAAGGGTGTCCGCATAAGGGAAAAATAACCAGTCCAATTCAGCTAGGTAAAGAACTAGAAATAGCAACTGAGGAAGACAATATAGTAACGGAGGTTATACCAGATTCCGAGAGTACAATAACACACGTAATACCGGAGTTTCCGTACCCATTCTTTAGGGGTAAATCAGGCGGTATATACTTTCAACCCGCTGAGTCAGAGGCGGATCCTGAGTGTATCTACGAGAATGATCTATATATAGTTAAACGTATGGTAGACCCCATATTAGGTGACGTAGTGATTATTAAGGTGCATCTACCCCGTGATGGTGTTCGTGAATTTACCGTGCCTAATACCCATGTGGCAGATGTATCTGAATTACGATCTACATTAGCTAAACACGGGGTTTTAACAACTAAGAAAAAGTTCGAGCGTTTAATTCTTTTTGTACAACTTAGCATTAAAGAACTACAAGCAAGTGAAAGGGCAGAAAAAATGAGACTTCAATTTGGATGGGCTGACAAAGACAGCAAATTTATTTTAGGAGATAGGGAGTATTGCGCGGATGGTATTTATCATAGCCCTCCATCCAGTGTTACAAAAGAGTTAGCAGCAGCTATGGTACCGGTCGGTACTTACGATAAGTGGCGCGAGGTGTTTAATTTATATGGGAGAACTGGTTTGGAACCCCATGCATTCGCAGCCCTGACTGCGTTTGGTTCGCCCCTTTTGAAGTTTACAGGGCAGAACGGTGGGTTAATCAATGTTATCCACAAGCATTCCGGTACAGGTAAAACAACAATATTGCGTATGTGTAATAGCGTGTATGGTAATCCTTCAGGGCTATCGGCAACGTGGAAAGATACAGCAAACTCTATATTTCTTCTACTGGGCGTACTAAAC